GCACTTGAGGCACAGATTAAAGACCTACAGGCCTGTATGCAGGCGCGTAAAACCGCGTGAACAAAAACCGCAAAGGAGACACCAGCCAGTGAGTGAGTTAGAAGCAATACGCTATAGCATAGAAAACCTTGGCGCAGAGATTCGTAATGTGCGCGAAGAGGATGTAAAGCTCGCCACTGAGCGGCACGTAGAGACTCAATCAAGGTTAGTCACTATCGAAACCACCTTGCGGCGCGATTATGAGCAAGATCAAGAGGAGCACAAACGCATTGATGACCTGGATGATCGCGTGAACAGCCTCGAATCGTGGAGGGATGAGCAAAACGGTCGAGGGCAGGTATGGAACGGCGTAAAGGCCGTACTACTGACTGTTGGCGCATCAGCTATAGCTTTGTTCAAAGGGTGCGGTAGTAGCGTTAATCATACCATCGGCAAAGGGCACCCGTAACCATGTTTGACTATTTCGTATTGATTACAGCGACCGTACTTTATATCTACTTTGTGTGGAAGCTGCTTTAACCACTATTCCGCCTGCGTAAACGTGTCGGCGACCACGTTGCATGGCGGTTAACCGATAGCCCTACGTCGCCGCGTAGGGCTTATATTACGCGCTAAGGAGGCGCAAAACAACATGGGAAACATTATCAGCAATAACATCGAATGGGCATTCACTCACATATTTGGTGAAGGCCCCGGAACACAGCTTCTTGCCGAAGCACGAGCGGCCGCACAGGGCGAGATTACCAAAGAGGGCGCAGTTGTGGAAGCCAACGTCGCCGCTCAGGTGACCGCAAAGATTCAGGCTCTTTTGCCGATTGTTTCGGCGCATTTGCCTGCAATCTTACGCCCCTTCGTAAACGGAATCATTGCAGTAGAACTACCGCAACTCGTGCAGCAGATCGTAGATGAGGCTGTCGCATGGGCGGCGACACAGGTGCTCGGAAGCGGCGCAACCGTTCCGGCTCCTGCGACGACCACGGAGACCACCGTAAACCCTACGACAGCCACGGACTAAAAGCCGTGGCGCCGGAGAATGGTGCAACGCTTGCCGATCTTTGCCTTACACGATTATTCGGTGAGGATATTGCAAATCAGGCAGTTGCACAAGTGTGGCCGCTCCTCATACAAGGGAGCGACGCACAGGCAATTATAGACGCTCTCGCCGCAAATGGGCTACTAGACGCGATAACCGACGATATCATCGAGTCGGGCGGCGGAGTGCCTAACATACCGTTCGTTGGCGTTCACGGCAAAGTTGAGAAGTTTATCGAGCTATTGATCGCCAATAAGATTCGTTCATGGTACGCGGGGGAACCCGTGTGCCTCGGATACGTTACGAAGTAACTTCATCCCTCACATGTACGCATAACCGTGCATGTGAGGGCATAGGATTCACACAATGATTAGAACAACACGTGTATGCGACGAATGCGACAATGACGGCGATATGGTTCAGACTTTGCAGTTGAGGCATCGTAGAGAGGGATCAGTTGACGAGGAGGAAATAGCGGCAGAGCTATGTCCTGAGTGCATGAGAAACCTGATGGCGCTCATACTTCATCATACATCGTATGATGAAGTATGAGCGAAAAGCTGTTGGATGCGACATCGGCGGATATTGCATGGCGCAGGATTAAGCGCATAGATACAGGGGAGTAAACACAATGGGACTCAAAAAGCAGACTGAAGGCGATCTTGCAGGGTATACGACGATCAATATTGATCTAGGCTTGTTTGCCGCATATGAGGCCGCTTGTGCAGGCTTAGAGTACGTATGGGGCGGTAAATGCACTAATCTCGGTCACATCCCGCCGACTTGGTATAGCCTTGAAAAGCAGTCGAACCAAGGCCCCGATTGTTCCGGGTACGTCCGCGCATTGCTCGAATATGCTACCGCGTGTATCGTGTCTCAAGGATTCCCTGACGGATCGGTTGCTCAATGCGATTGGGTGAAGGCAAAGGGATTTAAACCCGGTGATTATTCAGCGACCGGGGACGGTGACGATCATATACGCATAGCCTTCAAGCACGAAGGTACTCACGGGGATACCGCCGGGCATGTATGGCTGACCGTGCATGGTCACACGGTCGAAAGTTATGGCGGATACGGCCCCGGCCAGCAACCGTGGCAAGTTTACTCCGGCATCGTTGACGAGTGCTTCGTACTATGCTAGTTATACAGTCGATCTTTTCGGTGAACTCACCGACATGATCAACGCGACCATTTTCTTGACGTCAGGAAAATGGTCATCATTCGGCTATAGGAGGTTATATGCCGAATCATCACGACCGCAAGTATCAACTAGAGGATGTGCGGCAATACTACCCACTCCATAAATGGTATATCGCATCGCGTCTTGCGTGGCCGGGCGTTGACCCAGGTCTAACCCGACGAGTTAAGCAGCGTATAGACAAGGAGTTAGGTCGTAGCAGTGAGCCAATAATCCCCACTGATACACAATCCGTAAAACGACCCAGCACTATACTCACTGAGTCAGTCGAGGTAAACGGTGATACTCAGACATTATCAGGCAAGTCAAAAGAGAGGATACACACACTAGATCAACTTCTAAAGTTCTTCGATGTCGATAGCAGCATATGGGATGTTGACCGATTTGTATGCAACAAATGGGAAGTAGCAGGTAAAGATAACAATAACGAACTACAGACCGAAGATCTTTATCAGGTAAAAGCATGGTTCAAACGCAAGATCACGGCAACTTCTGAAGACCGATGGGCGCAGATGATCGAAGAGGCTAAAGCATGGGCAATTCCTTACCCTAAGCCTCGAATTAAGCCTATGAAGGAGCCGGTCGCAGTAGAGATTGCAATTGCCGATCCACATATAGGTAAACAAGCATGGAAAAAAGAAACAGGATGGGCGAATTATGATTTGTCACTTGCTGTCAATACTTATCAGGAATCATTAGATTATCTTATTGACGCAACTTCGGGGTACACGATTGAAAAGTTCCTTCTACCTCTCGGAAATGACTATTACCACGTAGATAATCGAATGATGCAGACAGAGCGCGGTACTCAAATGGATACCGACAGCCGTTATCAAAAGATTTACCACGTTGGATTTGAATTGGCGCGTAAAACTATAGATACTCTGTCTACCATTGCGCCTGTTGACGTGATAATCGTTCCAGGTAATCACGATCAAATGAGCATGTTTCACACGGGCCGGGAATTGCTAGGATGGTACAGGAATGCGCCTGGTGTTCATATACAAAACGATTTGACAAAATATCACCCATGGACATACGGCGACGTATTTATTACGTTTACGCATGGGGAAAAGTCCAAGGTTAACGATTATTTTGCAGTAGTAGCCGCGCAATATCGCGAACTATGGGGCCGTGCAAAATACTGCGAAATACATACAGGCCATTTACATTCAGAGTCAGTAACATCTCACAAAGGCGGGAAGTTTCGCCGGTTGCCTTCACTTACTCCTCCAGATGCGTGGCATGTTGGGGAGGACTTTGTAGGTAACCTACGATCAGCGCAAGCACTGATATATAATCGTCAACGTTTTATCGGGATGCATGAATATAGCTTGCCGGATTAATCAACTCTAAGTTTCTCGAATGGGAAACTCAGTAAAAACAGGAAACGCATTACAATAACACATTTAACTTGTAAGCAATCCTTACAAGTTGGATAACAACAACCCAAGGAGAAGAAATGGAACCGATCAGACCTGCAACTCATAAAAAAGTGTATCTCAGTGGGCCTATGACAGGCTATACAGATTACAATTATCCAGCATTTCAGGACGCTGAAGACAAGCTGAAGCAAAAGGGGTTTACGAATATATGTAATCCTATACATAACTTTGAAGGTCGTATTGACATGCCGCGCCATGAATACATGCGCGTGGATTTATCGAACGTGTTAAGATGCGATGCGGTCGTAGTATTGCCGGGGTGGGAGGATTCAATCGGTGCTCGTGCTGAAGTGCTCATAGCGCAGGAGATCGATATACCTGTAGTAGAGCTAGATACGCTTTTACCTGTATCTGTAAAAGTTGTAACATCCACGCCAACTTCTACCTTCATTGCTATAGCTTCTAAGACAGTAACTAAGGCGCCAACTCCGCCATCTAATGCCGTTCCCGCTAACGAGTCAATACTTGCCGAAGCTGAAAGGCTAGTTGGCGGTGATCGCAAACGAGATTATGCGCATCCTTTTCTAAACTTTGCGCGTATAGCCGATCTCTGGTCATCGCGGTTCGGCGTGGAGTTCAGTGCATTGGATGTCGCAGACGCGCAAATACTAGTGAAAATGGCGAGGCAACAAGCAACGCCCAAACGCGATAACCTGGTGGATATTGCCGGATACGCTCTCTGCGCTCAGATGATCGCAGAATACGAGGACGAGCAGAAGTAAGTCGTTACTCCAATACTTACTACTGCCGTGTCTGCCGGGGCGAGATTAACAGTCGTAAGTATTGGCAATAATATTTATTTGTACCACGCGCAACGGTCTTTATATTCTTCCTCGGTTTCGGTACGTGACTGAGTAATACCTAATGCCCCAAAAGTCACGGTTAAAGTTAAGCAACCACCCACAGGTCGTTGATTGCGCCAGGGTCTCAGTTTAGTATGTTCGCGCTCCTCTACCCGCATTTCGATTCTGGTCTTTAACTTAGATAACAAGGCGCGTTTGCGAGGGCTTCGCGGATCGTTGTCACTTTTCCAGCCGGCTATTAACTCCCCCAGAATCTCAGCGATTTGCTCCGGTGATACTTCTGGTTCCGCAGACTTATTCGATTCGTTTAAGTCTATGCGCTGCTTATCTATAATAGATAAGCGTCGCTTGAGTGTTTCAATTGTATCGATACCTTCAACGTATAGCTTTTTAGCGCGTTCGGTCTCTGCATCCAGCCGCTCTAAATCAGCTTTAATATTGTTAATTTTAATAGTCGTCTGCTTTATTGGTTTAGTTCTCGTTATTTGAGACGTGGGGAGATTCGCCAAGATTTCGGTGAATAAAGTTTCTAACCGATGCACCGCAACGGCGAAGGCGGGGCATAGCTGCGTAGAAATCGTGCGGTTATGACATATATACACCGGGGCGCGAAGGCTGCCGCCTGTGTGACAAACTCCCCCACATAACGCGCAATAAAGGAAGTTTGTGTACACCCGTGACGGCGGGGATGCTACTCTACCGTTGCCGTCTTTTCTGCTTCGCGATGCTATTAATTCTTGCGCTTTAGTCACCAGCTCAATAGGCAATATCTCAGGAACCAGCTCCTTAGCATCGAATATCTCATCTAAGTAATCAATCTGCCTGCGATATACTGGAGATGTGACCATGTCGATAATGCAAGCCGCGTTCCACAGTTTCGCGTAGGGCGGGTATACAGCATTAATATCATTAGCAAGTATCTCATTGTTGAGCAGTCGCGCTGCGGCCCTGGTGTTGCCGTGCAGGTCTACGATCACCTCGAATACGCGCCTAATGATCGGTATAGTCTCCGGGTTCGGGAGCCAGCCTTTAATGTTCGCATCATACAAAAACCCTAAAGCTGGCCTGCTTCTTCCTATCCACTTCCCAGATTTTACAGCAGTATAGTTTCGAGCGCTGTACCAGTCTCCGGTCTGCTCTGCCTGCATCTGGTCGGAGAATGCCTGGAGCGTATAGATCATATCATCCATAGTGGCGTTCCCGGTCGCAACCTTGGATGGGTAGCGAAGTTCCACGCCACTTCTCTCCATATCCCGCCGAAAATCACGGCTAATGTCTACGTCGCGAATAACACGAGACATATCGCGTATATATAGGATGCGTATAAGCCGCTCGTGGGATGCTTCCAAGAACTCGGTCAACCCAGCTCTAAGCCGCATGGCATGAGCGCGGCCGCTGACGCCCATGTCAATGTAGAATCTGTCAATGGTTAAGCCGTCCGCCGCCGCCATTTGTGAGATTTCGTCTTTGCGTATTTGAATAAGTTCAGCGTCGTATGTGTCGCGCTCTTGTTCCGTAACGCATTCGGGCGGGTATTCAACTTTTGATTTACGTATAAGCCCGGCGACAAGTCCGTTAGGATTAGGTTTGAATGCGTTTTTTTGGCGTCTCATAAGCAAGTATCCTCAAAGGGATCAACATATTGGGTGATAGGCAACAGCCGCGAATACTTGGATTCGTTGACTGACGCGAAGCAGCGAAGCAGCGAGGACGGCGACAAACTGCAACGATTTTGATCGAGCCCCCACGCTTGGCGCATCTGTTTAACGACAGCGCAGGCGACCTCGTGACGAAATAGGACGGGTTCACAATCCTTGGAAACTTTCGGCGCATCATCAAATAACTGTTCATGGATTTGTATCCATTCCGCCAGTTCATGCAGCAAGAAAAAAACTTGCTTGTATGGCGCGTGAGCGATGTTGAGCGCTATGTAGTCAAGCGTTGCCGGTATAAAGGCTGTGACGTCGCTTGACGATTTGAAGCATTTAACTTCAACCCCGAACTCAACAGTAATCCAGTTGCGAAACTGCCCAGGTTGATCGTACCGACGTCCTGCGGCATGGGCCTCTATGATAGAGCATACTCGGTCTGCAGCCTCACAGACGCCAATTATAGGCATAAATCAGCCTATCCGTTACGAGTAGCTAATGGCGGCGGGTCTTGCTCCTCGCCTTCGCGCCATTGATCTGACTTCATAGTAGATATTAAGTTAAGGATCGCTACCTGCTGCTGGTCGTCAAGCATAGATGCGCCGGCAGCGATTGCCTCAACTCGGTCGTTAATGATCGGGGGCTTATCAAGCGGGGCGGTATACCCAGCGGCATAAAGCCCGTCGCGCAGTATGCTATATGCCTGCTCTTCAGATGCCCCCTCCGGTGTTAAAGCAGCAGCAAGGCGCTCTACCATATCACGTGACGGAGTAGCACTACGATCATCACCCTTTTCGAGTTGCGTTATTCTAGCCTGACTTGTATTAGCAGAAACGGCTAATGCGTTCATACTAAGACCTCTATATGATCTAGTACGTTTTAACCACACTGCAAATGGCCTTGAATATTGTTCATTCATATAGTTAACCTATCCCCATTATTTTAATTATATAAGTAATGTTTATATTTGTCAAATAAACAATGTTTATATTTACCTTAAAAAAGGTTGACAATAATAAAAACATTGTTTATACTTACTGTATGGAAATATCTAATAAAGACGAATCCCCCTTGCGCTTATCACCCTGTTTTACTCTTTCTGACTTACGGCGTTATAGAGGCTGGAGCCAGAAAGATGCGTCAGCAATTCTAGGTATTACGCAGGCAAGATTATCTCAAATTGAGCATATCGGTACTCAAAATATAGACATGGTTGAAAGAATTGCCGAAAAATGGGGCATAGACTTCAGCACTGCTCGTACCGCAAATAGACGACTACTAGAACTTCCAAAACGAAACCACAAAAAAATATAAACATTGTTTATATTTGTGTTGACTTTTGCGACAAAATAGTATAAACTATGTTTATATTTACGACGCAATAGAGTCGAATTGGAGGATATTATGACAAGCGAAGTTGAGTGGAGCGAAGAACTGGAAGAGGCGGCATATCTGGAGTGGCTAAGTATGCACGATGATGAAGAATTGTATTTCGACGATATTGACGAGAGTGATTATTACGGCAAGGAGTAGAGACAATGCAAGCAGCCGCTAAAACAAATGAAAACGCGCCGATAATGCTAACACCTGAGGCGCATCGCATTTGGAACGAAGCAGTCAACGAGTTCTGGGAATCGTTTGCAAGGGATTGCCCGGAAAAGTTTCAGCAAACTTTACGCAATATTCGTGAAAAGAAAATGGCTGAAGCTATCTAGGAAATAGCTTCAGCCACGGAGGATGAAAGAGTAATTACATGATACCACAAACACGCATTAATAGCAATCACGAAGCCTCTTCGATTGATTCGTTGAAACGAACAATCCAGCTCCAGGCCACTAAGATTCGGATACTGGAATATCAATTAGCCTCCCTTAACGACACCTCAAAACATATCGTAAATTATTACGACGGCGACCGCGAACAGCTCCACGGAGCTATGGAAGACTAGGGGAAAATTAAATGCACTTTACAGATGACTGGCTGGACGGTTGCGAAATATCGGAGCTTAATGCTCTATACGGAGGCAAAACTAATCTGCTTGATCAGATTATAAAAGAGGAAGAAAACGCCTTACAACAAGCCCAAAAAGTTAAAAAATCTTGCTCACAAGTCTTAGATTACATACGACGAGCAAATAGTGAGGCGAAGGTAGCTCATACAAAATATCAAATTGCCTGCTTAGAAGCAATAGACGCAATACAAAAACTCTCACAATCGCTTAATGAGCAATCTTTATCCGAATCCCTGGAGGCTCCAGGGCGCAAAGCAGAGTGAACGCTGCTTTGCAGTTACCTGCCGCTGCAAGCATGTCGGCGGCAGGACTTTTCAAAGGAAAAACTATGTATTCGGTCAAGAAAATGCGACGAATAAAACGAATGCTTGACTATGCGGTAGTAGCGCTTATGACAATTGCCGTGGCTGTCGCAATCTATGCGGTAGCCTCAATCATAGTATGCGATATAATCGCGGCATGAGTGTAAAGAGAATGTTCAGACAACAACTAATAATTAAAGCACTTGGTAACGCGGTAGTGCCCGCGCAAGTGCTGCCGATATTACGAAGCATAGGAGAACAGAACGATGAGTGAGGATAAATTACATTCTGCCAGCATCGGGGATTGCTCAACATCTGCAAGTAGCGGGTACAGGTCAATCTCTGCCAGCAGCGGGGATTGCTCAAACTCTGCAAGTAGCGGGTACAGGTCAACCTCTGCCAGCAGCGGGTACTGCTCAACCTCTGCAAGTAGCGGGTACAGGTCAACCTCTGCAAGTAGCGGGTACGAGTCAACGTCTGCAAGTAGCGGGTACGAGTCAACATCTGCCAGCATCGGGGATTGCTCAACATCTGCAAGTAGCGGGGATTGCTCAACGGCCAATTGTGACACGAATGGATTTGCATGTGTCGCAGGTATATGCGGCGCAGTTTGCGGCAATGAAAGATCGGCGTTATCGCTCGGATATAGAGATAGAAAAGGGCGGAACCGTATCGCCGTGGCTTACGTGGGTGAGAATGGCTTTATGCCCGGTGTTAAATACCGGGTCGACAACGAGGGTAAGTTTTACGAAGCACAGGAGAATAACGATGGAGGAAGTTAAATACCTTTTAGACGAGGAAGATGACATCGTCCATATTAGTGATTCAAACTATCCAGAATGGACAGTTGCATTTTGCAATCACGAGTTTTATGAGACTATCACCCATGACGAGGCTAGAGAACTTGATGATTGGCTTTGTACAGAATGCGAACAAATACAAGGAAGAATTAATGCGTTCAAAGAAGCTAATGGACACAGTGTCAAGTCACTGGCATCACCGAACGTGCCCGACGATATTTTTTACGAGAGATTAAGGAGAAGAACGATGACTGACGATGGGATGGTTACTTATTATGGCGTTTGGTGTAACAGCAACAAGTTTGCTGGATGCAAGCAATATAAAGAATTATCAAATAGCGGTAGCAAAAAAGACGCCATACAAGAAGCAAAAGATGCTAAATGGAAGCTAATTATGGGCAATTGGTATTGTCCCACATGCGCGAAGGAGCAGAACGATGAGTGATACACGGAGCGCATATGGGAAGGGTCTTATATTGAGGCTCAATCCTCAGTGTATCATGCCGTCGCATGTGCTTACAGATCGAAGCAGTACGCATGAACCTTAACACAACCTTAACACTACTGTAAAGGAACCTTAAACTATGAACATGACAACCACTCAAACAAATATCGTTTCCATTACCGATGAGCAGATCGAGGCGGTGACACGCATTTTTTGTGCGTATCCGTACAACGATGATATTCGCCGTGCGTTCAGACTCGCCGGTGTCAAATACGAACTGGCCAGCGATGTCCAACTTAAAAGCATCTATGCAAGCGCCGAAAGTGATACACGCTGCCCCTCGTGCGGCAGGTTAACAAATGGGGATTATCAGAATAACGCTTGCCTTGATTGCTTAAGGAAATGGAAGAACTCCTGTCATGCGCACGCCCCTATCGAGTTCATGCTTTCTTACATGGTAGACGACGAGGATTAGACAACATTAGCTAAAGGAAACCTTAAACAATGACCGAAGAAGAGAACCCGAATCGTTGCAAGCCGCTCAGGATTACCCCGCATGATTACGACGAGAAACCGCCGGTTCGTGGCGCGGTGATTACCGAAATCCCTAAACCGCAGACAACCGCGCAGGTTCAAATGCTAAAAGCGTATATGCGCCGCATGGATGCTAAACTCTTGCGCCGATATTAGACATGTTAGCAACGATCAATATACAGATATAATGATTTAACTGAGAAGACGGACATCCGTCACGATAAATACATCAACTTCACAGCTACGCCATATGGCACAGCAAAGAAAAGGAAAATAACAATGAAACCACGCGGAGAATCACCGCCCGTCCCGGCTGGAGAACAGCCCTGCGAGCTTATCAAAGTCGAAGAAGTGACCGGACTGCCTGACAAGGCAAAGGGCGAAGAGGGTACGGGTACTCGTGTCTGCTGGGTATGGCATTTTGCCACTCAGGCCATTGACCCTGAAACCGGCGGTCGATACGTCGGAAAAATCTTTACAGGCGACTATGTCACGGACAGAACACAGCTTGGGAAATTGCTGAAAATGATGATACCAGGCAAGACCGTTGGTCAGCTCAAAGAAGTCGATACCGACAAGTTGATCGGTACTTGGTATGACATCAACTGGACTATCGAGGTCAAGGAAGGCGGCGGACAAAAGAACGGATATTTATACGTTCGACCGTACCAATCCCCAGCAGCTGCTTATGCTCCTTCTGCGCCTATAGCAGTTCCGATGCCTGCACCGATGCCTGCAGCCATTGCACAGCCTCTTGCCCCGCCTGTTGCACAGTTTGCCCCCCCTATGGCGGCACAGGTTCCGATAACAGGTTCTAACCCGTTTACTCCGCCGGTTTCGGCAGTATACGCTGCCCCTGCTCCTCAGGGCGAAGCAAGCGCTCACGACCCGTTCGCATAGGAGATGTTTAATCCCCGGTTTAACCGCCGGGGATTATCAAAAATATGAAAGTCGAAATTATATCAATCAAACATTGTGAATCTGGTTTGGGAAACGTGAAAGCGTTCGCAACCATTAAGATCGGGCCTTTGATAATAAACGATTTTAAGGTTGTGCAACAGCCTGGTTATAGGAGCTATGTAGCTAGTCCGCAGACCAGTTACGTTAACAAGCATACAGGAAAGATCGTATACAAAAACCTTTTGGTATACCCGGACGACTGGAAAGAGCAGATCAATACCGCGGTAATGGGTGCATACAACAATGACTGCCCACACGCCTAAACTATGCAAGCGCGATGGTTGCGGTAATAGACGGAGCGGACTTAGCACCAGCGGGTACTGCCGTTACTGCGAGGATCGCATGAGCCTTCCGGTTAGGACAATTGCTGTCGAACCGATTACCAAGCCTAAGCGTGCAACAAAACAGAAATCAAACATGAAGCCAAGAACCACTGAAATTAATACCAACACTGAGACCGTCGATCCTAAACCGGTTATAGCCTGCACGGATCATGCTTTCGGTGATTCGTGCCCTGCATGTGAAACTGTTCAACGAGAGCAACTGCTAAAAATCATCGAATGTCAGCCTGGCTGGATGTTTTGTATTCGTTGCTTAATGGTGCGGAAAAGCGAAATGTTCGGCGACTGGTGCGGGACACACGGCATTTGCCTGAAATGTATTGACGAATTATTGGAGTGTAATGACATGATAACAACCTTGCCGCTTTCTATAAACACCACTCGCGTGTTTGTTGCTTCTATTTTAGCCGAAATCCACACACAAGAGATGGATGCTAAACAAGGCGTTTGGAACACTAAGCGGGACGAACGGATACGAAATCTCTCGAAGCTATTTCGACAGCGATGCAATATTTTTAACGACGCCGGGGAGCCGATCGGATATACGGATGAAACCGACCCCTTTGCAGAAATGGCGTATCAGATACTGCGAGAAGCAGCAAAAGAAGTCTGGGCATATAAACCTTTGTGCCAAGCACAGTGAAAGTAAACATAATGTCCCCTTTAGATATTGCTTTATCATATTTGCGTGCCGGGTACTCAATAGTACCGATCAAGCTAGACAAGAGCAAAAGCCCGTCAATATCATGGAAAAAATACCAGATTGAACGAATGACCGAAGAGGATGCACAGCGCATATGGGGGCATTCACCAGCACCCGGTTTTGCTATTGTCTGCGGGAAAGTCAGCGGCAACCTTGAAGTGATAGACTTTGACGATTATGCAATGTACGAGCAGTATGCACTGATCGTAAACAATGCCGGTTATGGCGACCTGCTCAATTCTTTGACACTCATACAGACTCCTAGACCAGGCGTACACGCTTACTTGAGAGTTGAGCCCGAGAGTGTCATACCCGGCAATTCAAAACTCGCAGAGCGTCGAATATCACGTGAAACGCTAATAGAAACTCGTGGTGAAGGCGGGTACGTGCTGGCCCCCGGAAGCCCTGGGGCTTGCCACCCTACCGGTAAAGAATACGTTTGTATGCAGGGAAACCTGCTCAATCTGTCACCTATATCAAGCAGTGACTGGGACTCGCTTAGAGCTTTAGCAATGGCATTAACTGAAGTCGAGCCTGCACTGGATGAAAAGGAACGCGCATCAACGCCTAAGCCTGAATACCCGGATGAGTTGAAACCAGGGGCCGATTACAACCTTCGCGGCAACTATGAAGCAGTTTTAGAAGAACATGGCTGGCGACGCCTGCATACCAGCGGAACCTGCACATACTGGTGCAGGCCAGGCAAGACTCAGGGTATATCCGCCAGCACAAATCACAACGATTCCGGCTTGTTTTGGTGCTTCAGCAGCAATGCTTACCCGTTTGAACCTAACCGCAGTTATACGCCAATGGCCGTCTACGCTATGCTGCTTCACGGAGGGAACTATTCAGGCGCCGCCAAACAGTTAGCACAGGACGGGTATGGGAGCGCTCCTAAGTCACAAGGATTCAAAGTTTCGCGCCCTGGGTCTAACGGGATGCCGCAGCGAGAACGATCATCAACTCCATTAACAGAAGAGGAAAACCGTGTCGGTAAAGACCTAGTTACACTCAATAATCTCGAGCTTGCTCATATGTGGGCCAGAGAAAACGAAAATACTTTTGCATACCTCGAAGGTGACAGGTATTGGAAATGCGACGGCAGGTTATGGGAATACAGCTCTATTGAAGCTGTAATGAAATCTATTCAGGATTTTTTAGAACGGATGCAAGAAGAAGGGCAATCGTTCACGATCAATAGAAGCAAAGTTACAGACGTACAGTTTTTGTCACGTCACTTAATCGGGCCAAAACGCGCAGATATTTTCGACGGTAAAGCAGACTGGATACCGCTTCGTAATGGAGTTTACGATATGGCAACTGGCTGCCTAATACCGCATTCACCAGCCAATAACATATCGCGCATAACTGATTATGATTACGACCCAGCGGCGACCTGCCCACGTTTTTTGCAATTTCTGGATGAGGTGATTATCGAGGAAAATAGTTCGCCTTGTTTAGAAAATATTAATGCCCTGCAGTTAGCGTTTGGATACCAGTTAATCCCATCAAACCGCCTACAAACTTCTCTGTTATTGATCGGAAGCGGGAGCAATGGCAAGGGTGTACTCACCAGGGTTATGGAAAAGCTGGTCGGAGCAAAGTCGGTTACGTCAATACCTATCGAGCAGCTGCACGATCCCTACCACCGAGCCGACCTGCAAGGCAAGTTGATCGGATTTGTCAACGAGCCTGACGCCAAAAGCATGGTAAAAAACGGGAACTGGTTCAAGGCTATCGTCGGCGGAGACCCGATAAGCGCACGCAGACCAACAGAAAAAGTCTTCAGCTTTACCCCGTACTGCCGTCTAGTCATATCCTGCAACGAGATGCCGCGCACTAAGGATTTGAGCAATGGTTACTTTAGGCGCATCGTGATTATAGAGTTTCGCAGACAATTTGATAATCCCGACACCACGCTTGATGATCAACTGACAGCTGAACTGCCTGGAATATTCAACTGGGCAGTACAAGGGCTGCAGCGGTTGATAGAGGACCCGCATCTTAAAATAGCATCAGAGAGTTCCCGTAAACTCATATCCGCCTATAAACGCGATGAGGATAACGTCCTGAGGTTTATGGATGAGACCTACGAGCGCGGCATATCAGATCAGGATAGAATCCCAGCCACAGACATCTATTACGAATACAAGCAATGGTGCGAAAGCAATGGTGAATACCTAGTTCGAGGCGATTTGTTCGGTAAAAAGCTAAGCAAAATGGGCTACGAATCTAGAGCATATAGAGGATACAAAGACAATAGAAGCATGACCATAAAATACAGATTGCCTATTATAAAAATAGGCGATGAGCCTGCCAAAGTCGAGGTTCCTATCAGTGATTTGCCTCTATGAAATCATGTTACCGGTAATGTGTTACCGGTTCAAAGTACAAAAAACGAACCGGTAACACCGGTAACAAATTGTTCGAAATGTTACCGGTGTTACCGGTAACAAAAGATTTTATTAGAACCGGTAACAGAAAAAATTGAGCACGAATTACCAGGTTTGTTACCGGTGTTACCGGTGTTACCGATAATTAGTAACTAGGATATAAAAAAAATAGTCTGGTGTTGTTGTTACCAAGTAATGATAGATAAATATTTTTTATATGATATTAATAATCAGTAAAATGATATTTATTTTCCCTATATAGAAAAAATGAAAATTACCGGTAACATCGGTAACAGCCATTTAGAGACCATGAAAGAGATGACCGACAAACCTTTACTTAGGCCCTATCAAGAGGCCGCCGTAGCAGCCGTAACATACGCTGTTGATGGCGGGGTAAATCGAATCTATTACGTTGCCCCGACCGGTACAGGCAAGACCGTCACGTTCGTTGAGATCATACGCCATTTTCTAAAACCTGGACACCCTGCGGTTGTCCTAGCGCATCGCGAAGAGCTGCTGACTCAGGCGCGTGATTCAATCCTGCGTGCCGATCCTGCGCTGGTGGTCGGTATGGAGCGGGCATCGTCAAAGGCTCCCCGCACTGGGTGCGATGTCATAGTAGCATCAGTGCAGACTATTGGACGAGACGACGGGAAACGGCTTGCGTGGGTCGGCGCTGAAGTCGGGGCAAGCTGCATCATCGTTGACGAATGTCACCACGCTTGCAGCAATGGCTACGAGAACGCGTTTGAGCTTCTGACGGCTAAATACCCTGACACGCCGATAATCGGCTGCACTGCTACGCCGACCAGGCTAGATCAATTAGCGCTGCATGGCCGTAAAGGCTCCCCGTTTGCCGAATGCGTTTACACCTACCCGATCCGGCAGGCTATAGATGATGGTTACCTCTGTAAAATTAGAGGGCATCGCGTCGTATCGGATGCAGACCTCTCCGGAATTAAAACTGTAGCAGGCGACTATGCGGTCGGCGAATTGGCAAAGGCGGTTGACAATGACAACCGAACCGCAAAGGCCATAAAACACTGGGAAGAAATTGCAGGCGATAGGCAAACGATTATATTTTGCGTCAATGTCGCACACGCAATTAACGCGTGTGAAACATGGCGAGAGATGGGGTATCGCGCAGGCTTAGTAACCGGCGCTACCGAATCGCAAAAGCGGCGAGAAATCATAGAGGATTACAAAGCTGGACATATACAAGTCCTATGCAACGCAGAGGTGCTAACAGAGGGCTTTGATGCGCCGGAAACCTCTTGCATACTTATGCTGCGCCCTACGAAGTCCTGGGGACTCTACGCGCAGTGTATCGGTCGCGGAACAAGGCTCAAACGCGGTCAACATCAAGACCTAATTGTAATTGACGTCGTCGACAATTGTCTCAGTCACAAGCTAGACGTAACACCAGAGGCCAAGCGAGAACATCCCGATAAAGAGCAGGCGAGTGTTTCGGCTTTGCTTGGACTACCGAGCGGGATTGACCTTGAAGGGCACACCCTGGTAGAGGCGGCAGACATTAAACAAGAGCTTGATGATAGAGCCACGATCATGGAGCGATATCGCCCACAGACTTTCAGCGACCTAAAGACAATGTTAACGCAGGTTGACATGTTCGCAGGCATCACGGCGGCGGAAGCAAAAGAGTATTCGACCGAGTACCACTGGATACAGCGCGGCAAAGACTGGCTGCTTAATTGTGGTGTTGGGAAAATCGCATTATTACGATGCAACGAACAAGGCAAATGGTGGCACAGGATCGTAAACCATGATGAGCAGAATCCCAAAGATTTGATGCAATGCACCAATACTGAAAATCTACTAGAGGCAATGTCGCAGACTGAAATGATATGTGAGAATCTCTTTGATTCAATGTTCGTGGCTAGGCTTGACGCCAGATGGCGCAGAGAAAAGCCGAGCGAAAAACAAAAACAGTTACTGCAGCGTAGAGGTGTACCGCTGGCGGTAGTCAACGCTATGAATAAGGGCGAAGCCAGCGCAATGATTAGCAAAATTGTAGGAGCAAGGTGAAAGAAAAAAGGGAAGGGGTATCTAATGGATAGGACAGGACGGATAATAATAAATATCAGTGACGGCATTGACGAGGCGGACGCGGTAGTACGCGTTGATGGAGGGATGCGCAATGAGAGCTGCTAGATGGTCACATAAACAATACGCAACTACCAGGCAAGGCAAGGCTGAGGCTGCTGCAAAGCCACACGTCACAACCGCAGACGCTATCGCACCTTACCGCAGCAAATTGGAGATGTCATTCGCTGTCGAAATCCTCCCGGCGTGGGTCAAGGCTGGTAAGATCACAGGGTGGCGTCACGAAGCAATGGCAGTCGTTCTTGGGGGGCAAGGCCGAGATTGCACACGCTACACTCCCGACTTTGTCGTATTCGGCCTTGACGGGCATCATGTATCGTTGATCGAGGTTAAAGGCCCAATGGCGTCACAGCGCGACGATGCGAAGGTCAAGTTTCGAACCGCACCTGATATATGGCCGTGCTGGCGGTGGTATGTGGCGGAAGGGACACGAAGAGGCCGCACAGGCCCGGTTACGTGGGATATACGAGAGATTAAGCGTAGCGTAGGTGAATGAGCTTTCAACCGCTCCCCGGATACTAATTTTATCCAGGGAGCGGTTATATGTCACCTGACTTAAACGCGCCGGAAGCCCCACGGATTAATCCCGGCGGTTAGGCGCGTTTGTCCGTGAGCAATTTATTGCGCCGTAGGCCGACTGACTACCCAAAAATATATTTTGCATAAAGCGTAAAAACTGCTTGACACTACTGTAGGTAGATGGTATACTATCTACAGTTACATCAACAAGGAGCCGCGAACAATGACTACCGAAACACAACTAACAGGGTCCGAAAAGCAGATAGCATGGGCGACTGAAATCCGCACCAACCTACTCGCCGGATTTGCGGACCTGATCGCCGTAACCAAAAACGCCGCCGAAACCGCCCGCCAGACAGGCAGTGCAACGGAGGAAAACATCCAAAAGGCCATCGCGCTTGTTGAGTCTCGTATATCTGACACGCTCGCCATTAACAAAGCCTCTTGGTGGATCGACAACAAGAGTTACTCGGCCCGCGCAATAGTCGGCATCGCAATGCGAGACGGCTACACAAAATAACCAAAAGGACAAAACCAATGACTCTCTACGTACACCAACTCGACCTTATGACTGACGACATGCCAGACGAGGGCATGATATTTAAAACACTCATCGACCAGCACACTGCGGATAGTAATGACGAATGCATGGCCTGGTTTTACGAGCACTATGACATCAATGACTATGCCGCAAGTTTTACGGAGCCTATTAACTAATGGATTACATCCGCGACGAGCACCGCGTCCACCTCATGTGCTACCACCTCGTGTTCTGCCCGGCCAGGCGAAAGAAAGTCCTGGTCGGGGACATAGCCCGCGATTGCGACCAACTCATTCGCGCCAAGTGCGAAGCCAAAGGCTGGATTATTGCCGAACTTGCCGTACGCCCCGATCATGTCCATTTATTTGTGCAGGTGTATCCAACCACCCCCGCAACCGATGTACTCAAAGAGGTCAAAGGTGTAACCTCCCGCGAACTCAGACTCAAGTACGCGACATTGCTTAAACTGCCGTCCCTTTGGACTCGTTCATATTTTGCGGCCACAGCGGGCAACGTTTCAGCGGCAACGATTGCGAAATACATCGCCGCGCAAACCGGCTTTTAACAGCCAACTCGCAGAGACTTCTCGCGCCCATCAAAGCGTGAGAAGCCTCGCCCATTTATGGGCAGTGGAGTTTTCACTTCTTCCGTGGGCCACGAACACGGGGCGACGAAAGGTATTGTAACAGGCTATTGCGATCAACTAAGTATTCTCGACCGGGACGCCGAGCTAATATACATTTGTCGTATATTAACTTCCTAATCCCGTTCTGAGATCGTTTCGATAGTTCCGATGCTTGCGGAACTGTCAGCTCGTCGTTCGGCTTATCACGCGGCATTGACTAATTCCGCCTCCAGCTTTTCTGTTATCGATGCTTTATTATAGCAGGTGTTAATGCGTTTGTCAACATTAATATGTTGACAAACAAAAATAAAAAATATTTTCACGGATATTGTATTTATTTGAGACGCTGGTATAATATAACTACTGTACACCGTCAATTATGCGTTGCAAGTCTATCGCATATTGGCCTATAAGACCGTTGCCGGGCGGTATATCCCTGAGCCGATGGCTGCCGCGCCCGCGGGTTTCGCCTTTTTGCGCCCTCTTTATCGCCAACAATTACTATGCCTAAATCACGGATAAAACGCGATAACCGAAAAACTGCCCTCTCAAACGCGATTAAACGGCAGCTTAACGGCAGATATACTAACCCTGCCACATCCAGGCGGGTAATCGAAATCGCAGAACGTATCACACGTCAAGAAGCAAAAGTCATCGCAGCGGCAACCGACACCGTTGTAGACTGGGACAAACGCGAATATGCGCGTAAACAAGGACTCAGGCAACCTAGCTTCGCCAAACCTTTTTCTGGTCGATCACTCGTAACAGTCACACCACTCGACTCCCTAACCGAATCCGAACGAAAATCTAAACTTATCCGCAAGCCTGACCACTGCCTTGTATAGGTGCAAACATGGGACTAAACTCAAAACAAGAGGCGTTTGTCAATTATTATCTCGGCGAAGCCAAGTTTAACGCTACCAGGGCCGCACGCTTAGCCGGTTATGGTTCGCCGCATAGTTACGGCCAGCAGCTCTTGGAGAACATTGACGTGCACGCACGCGTGCAGGAACGGCTGTCTGAACTGCAATTGTCGGCAGATGCGGTACTGATAGGACTCGCTGCTCAGGCCAATTCCGACATGTCTGCTTTCGTGGACCATAAAGGGAAAATTGACGTCACCACGCCTTGGGCTAGGGAAAACCTTAAACTGGTAAAACGCTATAAGACCAAGGTTATGGCCTGCGGTGAGGGCGAGATATTGGAAACGGAAGTCGAGCTCTATGACGCACAGGCGGCGCTTGTCGCTGTCGGTCGCGCTCACAAACTGTTTACCGATAAAGTCCAGGTGGAAAACGATGCTGCACTCAGTGAATTGCGCGAGTTTCTGAGCGGTAAGGCGCAAGCCAGTGGCGACACCGATTAGCCTTGACTTGGCGAAGAGGATTTGGGGCTGGTCGCCGCATTCAGACGGTCAAAGCGATTTTTTGCTTTGCCCGGCCAAGATTAAGACTGCGGCTTGTGGTAGACGTTGGGGCAAGAGCGAGAGCATGGCGATTGACATCGCGCTGTATATGCTCGAGCATCCCAACACGATACAGATGCTCATAGCCCCGACTGATGACCAGACCACGATCATATTCGACGAGGTAAAAGACAGGCTCCTAGCAATCAAGGCTTTGAAGCCGGTCGTTAAAGAGTCCCCGTTTCGGTCTATACAGTTTCGAGACAGGCAGAGCGGCAAATATGCAACCACACTGCTGGCGAGAACCGCCAGCAGTGACGGCAAAGGGATTCGAGGCAGGAAAGCGCATCGGGTGATCGTTGACGAGGCGGCATACGTGCCCGACGACGTTATGCAGTCTGTAGTTACCCCGCTGCTGGCTGACTTTAACGGCGACATGGTACTAATCTCGACACCGGCAGGTCGAAACCATTTTTGGTCATCGTTTCAGCTTGGCGTGGATGAGCTGCAAACCAGGTACAAATCGTTTCAGTTTCCGTCCGAGCAGAATCCGTACCTGAGCCGTGAATACTTGGACAATGAGCGGCTCAACAAACCGGATCGGGTTTGGCGCGTTGAGTACCTTGCAGAGTTCGCAGACGCTGAAGGACTCGTGTTCCGAAACGTCCCGGCGTGTTGCTCTGGTGACTGGGAACCGCCGCAACATCGGCGGTTATACGCTGCTGGCCTTGACCTGGCGCGATACAATGACTTTACGGTTTTGACGATCATTGACCGCGCAACTCGTCGAGTTGTCTACCAGGATCGGTTTAACCTCATATCTTGGGATTTGCAGGTAGCTCGTATCGTTTCAATGCTCAAGCGATACAACGACTGCCCCGTATTGGTCGAGGTAAACAACGTTGGTGATGTGGTGCTGGAAAAGCTGCAACAGGCCCAGGCCCGTGCTACCGGCTTTGAAACGACCGCATCAAGCAAGCCGGATTTAATAGATGCCCTTGCCGTCGCCTTTGAAACTCATTCGTTAACACTGCCGGATCGCGATAAATGCGCGGTGATGGTTAACGAGTTGCAGTCATACGCATACTCGAAATCGGCAGCAGGTCGAATATCGATGTCTGCCCCTGACGGGATGCACGACGACACTGTAATTAGCCTCGCCTTAGCGTGGAGGCTGGCCCACTGCGTACCTGGAATGGGAGCTGCAGGCCCGGCTCGTGTTTATGGCGACGGTCGACAGTCCATGGAGCAGCCCGTACAAAAGCTGCTAGAAACGACTAAGCCAGTTACGTCCCGTCGCTCCGGAGCGGTTGCGGTTAACTCAAGGATCCCGGCATATACGCCGCGATAATTTTTATGGCAACTGACTCCCTGCGCAAAACTAAAACGCTTTCAGACATTGACGCGAAATCGCCTGGAATTGCGCCGGTTGTCGGAGAAGGCAACATATCAGGGCCGATAAAGGCAAGCCCAACACGCGAGTATGTTGCCGCCATTGGGGCGTTGTGGTATGGCCCTTATGTACGTACCCTGCCTCAATACATCGATGATCTATCAGATGAGTTTGGGGGCGATACTTACGAACGGATGATGTACGATCCGACTGTAAGTAAGTGCATAAACGACCTGCGGGTCGGCATCCTTGAAAACAGTTATGAAGTGCTCCCGGTAGAGAAACGTGACTCGGAGCAGGTTCAGAGCAGATTCGGGAAAGCTCCAAAGAACATTGACCCTAAATCGCAAGAGATTTCCAACTTTTGCGAATCAGTTTTAGATAACCTAGACCGACCTTTTGACGATTATCTATTTGAAATGCTGCTGGCGCTTGCGTACGGCAACAAGATCAGTGAGTTAATCTACCACATACAAAAAGGCGGCGTAAACGACGGCAAGCTGGTGTTACGTGACATACGCACAAAAGCGCGAGAAAACACGGCGTTTGTAGTCGATAACTTTAACAACGTTTTAGGCATTATGGGGTTTGTCCCAGGCGTTGCTTGGCCGGTTATGCCGCTATCGGTCTTGGCAGACCCGTCAAAGATGCCGAACATCCTGCCACGTGACAAGTTTGCGATCTTGTCGCACCGGCCAATCAACGGAGACCCGCGCGGTACTAGCCTGCTTCGCCCTGCTTATAACGGCTGGTGGTTGAAGCAGCAGACTTGGGGCGAGTACCTCAAGTGGTTGGTTCAGTCTGCTGGCTCTGCAATTTATGGAACAACGGCGGAGGGCGCGCAGCCTGTACCTGTCGTTAACGTGGACGGAACTGTTGATACCGTAGCACAGACGCCCGAGGAGGTCATGGTCACCCAGCTGGCCGCGTTGCAGAACGGCTCCGTAGCGGCGTTCCCGTTTGGGGCGACTGCTAACGCGTTGCCTGTCAACCACGAGAGCGGAAAAGCGTTCGCAGAGGCGATTAGTGTATTTGATCGGCAGATAGTCAACGCGATATTAGGGCAGACGTTAGCGACTGAGGAAGGGCAGGGGGCTGGGATCGGGAGCGGTACCGGCGCGCAAACACACGCTGACATCCTCAGTCAGATAAAGCTGTACGAGCGCAACATGCTTTGCCGTATGGTTCGACGTGAAATACTCAGACCGCTGGTGCGCTACAATTTTGGCGACGAAGCTGTCGAGTTAACCCCAAGCCTTAGCATGGGCGCTACCGATGCCGGAGACTTCGCGGCGGATGCTTCGGCGGCGGCGTCGATAGGATACAAGCTTGATCAGTCTCAGTTTGCGGATATGGATTCGATCCTTGGTGTACCTGCGAGGAGCCCTAACTGGCAGGCTGAAGCGGCGCAAAGGCAGAGCGAAGCGACGAAGAAAAATACAAATGATTCAACCAAAAGCATAAAGTTTGACGAGTCAAGGCGTTCGTTTTGGGATTTTTGGAAACTCGAGCGCAAGTAAATGACCGACGACTACCAAAAAGATCGCGAAAGGCGTGACCGGGAATATCTAGAAGAGCTTATTTTAGCGCTGCTTTTCTTGGTCGGTCGAGAAACCGACCTGTTATGCGGAGGACAATCAACCGTACCACAGTGGCGCGAACAAATAATTACCGGGATCAAGGACGGTCATTCGGCAGCCCTCGCTATAGGCGCTTGTGTGGCGAACGGGTCAGATTTTAACCAATCCTCGGTAACGTTAGTTGACGAAATCGGCGGTGAAGTGATCGGTGCAGGTGAAGACAGATTCTTGGTCGATTTTGCAACAGACATCCAAACAGGCAGATATACCGACGAGGTCGGCGAGTTAAAGTCTTCGTCGATCAAGTCACGCGCAGACTTATACGCCTACAAACTGCGTGCTACTGCTATGCAGGCGTTTGTGCAGCAGTCGCCTGTTGGCACTGAGTTCGACTGGATATTAGACGATGGAGCACATCACTGCGAGGGCAACGGCGGCATGAACTGCCCTGATATTGCTGGCAGTGGCCCTTACACGTCGGATACTATACCGACCTATCCGGCTTCAGGCGCTACACCGTGCCTTACTAATTGCCGTTGCTCATTGGTTCGCAAGACTGATGGGTATCAGTTTGGTTGAGTTTGGAGGTTTCATATGCCATTAAGTTTTGACCAGCGTCGTGATGTTTTATCCGCCGCTTTGTCGCGCAAGTTCGGTGAAGGGCGCGAGGATTGCAATTACGGGTACATAGATGAGATATATGACGATTACGTCATATATGTGACGTGCTGGGACTACGACAACGACGGCGACACCAGCGACAAATGGCGCGTTGAGTACACTATCGGCGATAACTATGCCGTTACGCTTGGCGAACCTGTCGAAGTCATCGAAACCAAGGAGTATATCGAGGCTCCTGCCGAGTTCGGGGACGCTACCGATATTCGTGATGGGTACGTATACCGCGAAGGAAAAATCTTCGACTGCGGCACTTACCCTGACAAGGATTTTTCCTTGTCGCTTGAGGAAGCTGAAAAATACGTTAAGGATTTCAAGCCTGTGCCGTTTATGATTGCGCATAACGGGGAGCCGATCAAAAACGCTTTCCTTGAGAGCATAAAACTGGTAGGTAAAACCCTGATAGGCAAGGCAAAACTACCAGCTGCTATAGACGAGCTTATACCTGTTAAGCGCGTTTCGTGCGGCTGGCTAAAAGACTCTAAGCGACTTTCTGAGATTTCCTTCACGCCGCGTCCAAGGATACAGGATGCGGCGTTATTTATGTCCGAACAGACCCAGGCCGCGACCCCGGCCACACAACCAAACAAGGAGACAAACAACATGGCGTTAACACTTGACCAAGTGATTGCCGCGATTCGGGGGGTTGCAGCGAAAAGCGAATCCACCACGTTTTCCTCCACGGTTGAGCAGCCCGCGAACGCGACGGGTAGCGAGACTGAGGAGCTGAAGGCACTGCGCCTTCAATTGGCTAATGAGCGCAACAAGCGCATAGCAGGCGAGGCCGCAAATTTTGCGGCTAATGTAATTGCAGCGTCTAAAGCGCTGCCTGCCGAAGAGGCTGCTATCGTGTCTGCATATGTAATTGCCGCGTCCAACGATGAAAATCACGGCGCAGTCAATTTCAGCGGTACGGACATCACTGCAGTGACAGCGCTCAAAGCGCTTTTCTATGCTCGGACGCCTCACTCGCTGACCAGCGAGTTTGACTTAACCAACTTTGACAACGTCAACCTTCTCGGTTCCGTGCCTGCTGGTGTTAACTTCCAGCGCGGGAATGCTGCGAACAATGACCAGCAAAAGGTAGACGAAGCCTTCACCAAGCGAATGATTAACTTCACAAAGGAGATACCTGTCTAATGCCTACTCAATCATCTATTTATTTTTCGCTAAAGAAGCTGAATCCCGTCTATGACGCCGATTTGGCGCGGCAGCGGTCGGTAGCATTCGCCGCAAGCCAGACGATTGCCCGAGGCACGATCCTTGGCGAGTTGGCTGGTACAAACGCTGTGCAGACAGTGACCCTTGGTAGTGGAAACACTGGCGGTACGTTTACCCTGACGTATGGCGGGCAGACTACAAGCGCCATTGCATATAACGCGCTTGGTTCGGCTGTGCAGACTGCTTTTACCGCTCTTAGCAATGTTGGCACTGGTAATGTCACAGTCACAGGCTCTGCGGGCGGCCCTTACACGATCACTTTCATCGAGTCTCTTGGCAACCAGGCCGTTACTGCCGTAACTGGCGCCGGATCGCTAACTGGTGGGACTAACACGGTAACTATTGCTCAGACCACAGCTGGCGTAAATGTACCGGCGGGGACATTCAAGCCCTATGCTTCGGGCAACACCGACGGCAGCCAGACTGCAAAAGCAATTTCCGTGTACGATATTGCTACAGACTCGAACGGCAATATCTCGCTTGGTAGCAGCTCGGCATCTTTGCCGCCGATTGCAGACGGTTTGACCACGACAACCGCTCCGGTTTATGTCAACGGTGTGTTTTACACATCCGACCTAACCGGCCTGGATTCAACGTCTATTTCGAGTCTCGGCGGCAAGTTCGAGACCGGAAACATATCTGACGGCGGCATTGTCCGCATTCCGTAACCCTGACAAGGGAGAAAGGGCACTACAATGCCTATAGTTGGTACATACACATACCCTACGGCTGCGGAACTGCGAGCGATTGCTCAAGACCTGCTGCCGCGTTTAGAGGCGGATCGGCCTATCTTTGATGTTTTGCCGATCACTACCCGCAACGAAGCTAAGCTAATCTGGGAGCAGCTCGAAAACTTCCAGGGCTTGCAGAAGTATCGTGGCTATAACGGTTCGCCGCAGAAGCTCGACCAGGTCGGAATCAATCAGTTCGAGGTGACTCCCGGCGTTTACGGCGAGTATGTCGAATTAGACGAGTATCGCCTGTCGGTATCCCGCGCAGAAGGTCGATTTGGCGCGTCTGTTGACGTGTCGGAGTTGATCACAGAGCAACTGGTACGATTGCTTCAGCGTCGACTTGACCGCATCGAGTCTATTGGCTGGAACGTCCTTCAGGGCACGTATTCGGTCAGCACTGGTGGTACGCCGACTTCAACTGGCGGCGTTGTCATAACGGATTCGTATAACGTGCAGACATACAGCGCGGCTACGACGTGGGGTACATTGGCATCGGCTACACCGTTCTGGGACTTCAGTCAGGTCAAGCTCAAGCATCGAGGCCACAGCGTAAACTTTGGCACTGGTGCGAAGGCTTACATGAACATGAAGACGGCCAACAATCTTATCAACAACTCAAACAGTAGCGACTTGTTCGGTCGCCGCGTAGAGTTTGGTGGCGCGGCAATCACGTTCAACAACCTCGAGTTGGTTAACCAGGTCTTGTCTGCGAATGGCGCACCTACAATCGTTGAGTATGACAAGGGTTATTTGTCGGACGGAACAGACGGACATGCAGCTGGTACGTATGTGCCTTATATCCCTGACAACACCGTAATCGTGGTCGGTAAACGTCCGGGCGGTCAGATGGTCGGTGAGTACCGCATGGTACGCAACGCCAACAACCCGAACGACGCTCCCGGCGCGTATACGCATGTCATCGTACCGAAGGATCACCTTCCGGTATCCATCCAGGTTCACGATGGTCACAACGGCGGCCCGGTCATTCAGTATCCGTCTTCCGTCGTTGTTATGAGCGTTTAACGTTCTCTTCTCCTCTCTATAATTAGTCGGGGCGAACCCTCCCCGACACTCTTTTGGAGTTACATTATGGGACAAGTCGGATTGACTGAAACCGAATCAGTGGCGCAGATACAAGCCGACCTGTTGCTTTCTTTGTCTGATTCTAACGCCGCCATTGTTACGGCGTACTGGCAAGTTCCCAACCTGTGGGCATCCTTTGCAGACAAAGCGTCTGTTTACCCACGCTTGCAATATTACTATACTCGCCGAGCCGCTGCTCAGCAGCTCGAAGGCGCGTTGCGTCCGCTTATCGATACTGAAGCGTTAGACCAAAGCGCGAAACTCAACCAGCAATTTACCGCTGCAGTTACGATTAGACGGCAGGCATCCGAAGAGATTATGCGACTTGAAGCGATTGCAAGAGCTTCACGCGCCCCAGCCGTCGGTCAAATGACTACAACGGAAGTAAAACCTTTACGCTCGACCGGCGCATTTTCGCGATTACCGTACCCTTGGTAAACCTATGAGCACTATTATCGGTGAAGCGTTTAACCAGGCTATGGCGGCGTTCAGCGAAGTCATGGGGCAAACATTCGACTGGCTAACTGCCCCGAGCGAACCACAAACAGGAATAGCCTGCACACGGAAGCAGCTTGAACGCTCGGAAATGAACGATTTTGTGGCAGGACTTGCCGCCGATGTCGGGAACGCGGCGAACGCCGATTTTTGGATTATTCGATGCAACCCGCTGGCCTTCAATGCTGGAGCCGGGCCATTTCCACGAGAGGGCGATGAAGTTTCGTGGGATGACGCCGGTATTAGCGCACTGAAGAAGTGGAGAGTTGTAGACGCTGGAAACCCGCCGGTATATGGATCGTTGGCGTCTATTCGATTGCTTGTATTTAGGGAGGTGGCTCCACAATCGGCTCAGTTGCAAAGTTCCGGCGAGGCGAACCCGGGTAAACGCCCTCAATTCCCAGTACCAGCCAGTCAGATACAACCATCATAGGAGTAGCGATCATGTATATATGCCCAGTGTGCGGCCAACGGTTTCAGGAGCCGCCAGCTACCGGTTTTTGTGGCAGATGCCACGCAAAAGTAACGATACCTGCATCGGCATCAACTGAAACGACAGAGAGTACACAGGCGCAGAATCTAATGCAGGTCGCAATACAGCAGGTCGAATCGGCGTTGCATACATTAGAGAGCCAGGATGTCGCAAACAATAACGTTGTCAATCAGCCTGGTTAATCCGGGAGCGCTTAACGCATCCGATCTAACAGCGCTGTTAGAAGAACTGGGTGATTTGACTCCGGTACTTGAGGAAGTCGTAGCGCCTGCATTGCAGCAACAGGAACAAGAGGCGTTCCAAACTCAAGGCGTTTCAATAGGCTCACCGTGGGCAGACAACGACCCGCGATGGGTTCAGTGGAAAAGTGAACACGGGTATTCGACCGAACTTTTGCATATGACCGGTGCGCTGGCTGCTTCTATAGGTCAAAGTGGCGAGATAACGTCTAATTCTGCTCTGATAGGCACAAATATACCTTATGCTGAAAAGTTGCAGGAAGGTTTTAGCGGTCGTGCTCCAGACGGCATATTTCGGCATGTACCGCCTAGAATCTACATGGATTTAACTTCTGGTGACGCGCAGGATATAGCCGACAAAGTCGCAGAGTTTATAGCCTCTCGCGCAGGCATACCTACCGAAGAAATACTCGTGAGCGTATCGTAATGTCAAATACGTCTACTCTGTACCCGTTTAGGCAAGCTCTCAAAGGCGCATTGCGCGGCTTGATACTGACATCGGCAGTACCGCTCATAAATGCGGCACTTACGGCTAATCTAACCGGTAACGTAAACACGGCGTTAGGAGCAACGATACCGCAGTTTGGCGATGCTACCGTGGTGACGGGAGAGCAGTCCTATGTAGACCAGGAGTGCATTATAACCGTTGAAACAGTAGCGGAGACATACGGCGCAATCTCAAACGATCATTACGGAGTTGATTTTACATCGAGCATAAAGTTAAAAGCACCACTTGTCGGAGACAACGCGCCGGAGGATTATGCGCTCATAGGTGATATTGTCATTGACAACCTGCGCGATGTATTTATGACGGCTGCAAGCAATGTCATAACCCCGCAGAATAGCAGCGGGCAAGCGTTATTACCCAACGGCGGGACATTTTACCTTTGCAGGATCGTGCGCTGCATCGGGCCTATGATCAAGACGGCAGCAGCGGCCGGAACGCACACGCGAGGCGGCCAAGAGTGGTGGCAGTGGGAGATTACCCACGTTGCGCGAACAGACTTCTATTTGGGTAGACCGTTAACCTACCCGTAAACCCGAAAGGATATTCCCACATGTCAACTCCTTATTTTACATCCGGCGTCGGTCGCCCTGGTATGGATGGTTACGCACTGCTGCAGCTTGATAATGGCGGCTCACCGTCTACGGTATTTAACCCGCCTACGTCGAGCATTACGCACCGAAAGGGCTTTGCTCCTGCATACCCGCAGTTGGTTGATGCAAGCCAGGTTGCGCATAACCGCGCCTTAGGGCAGGCGCAAGGTGATTTACGGCTTCGCGGTCCGGTGCAGATTGACCGGAACTTTCAGTACATGATAGCGAACGGCTTCGGGCCGCGTTCAACCAGTTTGACTAGTCCTA